CACCTCGAACGAGACTTCGCAAGGACGAAGGCACGTTCCCACAACGGACCGGCAGCCCGACAAACAGCTGCCTGGTGCACGTGACCCTGGAGATCACGTGTACCACCACCCCTCCTGAGGTGCTTCACCTCCTTCCATCTCCCTCGTGAATCCCTGAGGAAACACGTGGAATTGATCTCTGCAACCGACCTAAAGCGGCCGGTTTTAGACTCATTGATGATCGCCCAGTCGGGGTAATCATCGTTGAGAACGGGACGGGGGCTGCTAATAAGGCAGTCGTCACCGTTGATCAGAATTCCAGCTTGAGTGTCACGAGTAGCCCAACGGGCTGCCACGTACGACTGCAAGCAAAGGAGAGGGAAGGAAAGATAAGTGCCCATCATCTGCCCGTGGGAGACCTGCTGGTCACCCACGAACGGATAAAGGGAATCCACAGCGTCCTGGCGCACAGAACCAGGAACCTTCTCGCAACGCGACAGGATCGCGCAAAGGATTGTGTCGGCAACATCCAATCTGAGATTGTCTGAAGCCCCCACGAGGTCGATGGAAGTCTGCCAGTCAAACTGACAGACCCGGTCGATATCGGATGCTGCGGGCGGGCCCACAAGCAACCAATCCTTTCTCCCCAAGTACGAGTAGAGGCACTCGTGCAAGGGTCCCAGGGTGTCCCAACGATAAGTCGGAATACCCATAGGCCTCAACTTCCCAGCGGAAGGAACCTCCTTGTAACGGAGATTCCAGCCGCCCGCCCCCTTGGGAAGGGGACCACCCGCCCGAACAATGGCCTGAAAGGATTCATAAGAACCCAAAGACCAAAATTCGGAAGAGAAGCCGCGATCGTAACGGGACGATCGCTTGGGAAAGAAGCTATGACAGAAGTCAAAGTAGCGGCTATCCCAGCCCAAGGGGAGGACCTCCCGAACAATCTTGCGCGCAAAGGCAAGGTACTCGGGGGAAGAGGAGGAGGGAGAGGGGTCGCAAGCCCTGGCAAACCAGGACGAGCGGACGGAGGGGGGAGAGTGGTGGGAGCAAACGATGGAAGGAAGACCCTTCTTAATGGAACTAACGCTGTGCGCTAGTTCCCATCGTTGCCTGCGTCCCAGGCGTAGGAGACGGGGGAAGCCCTCGTCATCCCAGCCGCGCTGGACGCGGGGGAAAGGAACGGAGACCCGGCAGGACCGGGGGGAGAGAAGAAAGAGGAGATACTTGCCAAGATCGGTAGGTTTGAGGTCCGGTAACTCGCCTTTCCCTAGGGAAAAGCGCACCCGAACAAGCCTCAAACCAGACCGAACGGTCTCCTCAGTACTAGCCGCTATAGAGCGGCAAGTACAGCGAACCCTACAACCGCTGGCGGTTTTAAGTGGGGCAAGCCGCGACGCGCACAGTGGTGCTGTCGTCATATTCCGAAAGAAAAGAATATGGGTGTGATCCAAG